GCCAAATGACTTCAGCCACGCCCCAGCCATAGAACACTGAAAACAGCATCTTTTCGGTGATGTCGTCCCAGGCCATCGACTTCAGTTCGGCTTCCAGCTCAATGGCGGCCTGCTGCGACAGCGGATCATCAGCGCCAGGCTCGACGATGGTTTCGCAGGCGGTTAAGGCCAAGCGGCGCTGCGTCCAGACGCTGGCCACTTGGTCGTCGCGCAGCAGTTCGCGGTAGACCTTCAAATTTTCAATGCCGCCTTTGCCGCGCAGGACCATGTCGGTCGTCTGCAGCACGGTGACAAACGGCGACGCGCCTGTGCTTATGCGCTTGACAGGGTTTAGCGGGTTCTCTGGTGCCGCCAGTTCGTCAAATTTCGGGCGCTGTGTTGCCATTTCAAAACCTTTCATTCAAAACCTCGCAGATCGACGCCACGACTGACGGAACCGAAGCCCTCGCCATGCACAGACTCCATCTGCCCAGCCAACGCCCGCGTCATGCCAGCGCCCGCCGATTGTATTTGTCCCGACCAATTCCTGACCCATTTCAGAAACTGCGTGACGCTGTCCACCTGGTCGTCATTCGTGACAAGCGGAAAGCCGAAGAACTCGCCTTCAAAGTCGATCAGCCACGGCGCGACTTCTGGCAAATGCATCAGACCCGACTCGACCATTGCCGACACTTCGTTGGCCCTGAACGTCTTGTCGCCCAGCGGCTCGATGGCGATGATCGGAAGGCTGGTCGAATTGCGTAAGTCCTGGATCAGCGACTGGCCGCTGGACTTGTCTTCGATCAGGATGGCGCTGGGCCTGTCCCGCTCGGCAAAATTCAGCACCTGGCGTTTCAAGGTAGGGTAGTCGATCTGTTTGCGGTAGACGTCCCGCAAGTAATAGCCAGGCGCACCCCTGCCTGAGTTCCAAATGGTGCACACGCTCGGGTCGTTCAATTCGCCAGGCTTTTGTGCGGTGTCCCAAGAATGGAACACCAGGTCGGCGGCCGCCGGGATCTGGCCGTAGCGTTTGCGCAGCCACTCTTCTTTGAAGATGCCGCCGTCGGACGGGCGCGGCCGCTGCTGGTAAAGCGAATCCCAATTTCTGGATCCCTGCGTCTTCTTCAGCTGCAGCAGCATGTCCAGATCGATGTATTCGGGCCACAGCGCTTCACCGATCTTGCGGCTGGTGCCGTCGTTCTCGCTTTCGCAGATCGCCGGGAAGTTCAGGACATACCACTGTTCACCATCGCGGGCCGTCACCCACCCGGATCTGAAGTCGTAGTCTTTGGGCAGAATCCGGCCGGACAGGTCGTCTTCGTGCCATCGGGTGTTATGGCTTACCAATCCGTTGGCTATGAAGTTTTCAGTATTTTCAATCTGAACATCAAAAACTTCTTCGACGCCATCAGGCTTAATTTCAACAATTTTGTCCAGCGTGAAGTCGCAGGTATTCGGCTGCTGCCATTGCAACTTCTGGTGTCCTTGCATAGCCGATAACAAGGTTGCAGTCGTTGCACAAAAGCGCGCGAACCTTGCCGCTGTCGTGGCAATGGTCAACACACAGCTTTCCACCCCAATGCGCGCGCACGTTTTCGCCTGGTGGCTGTCGGCACACGGCGCAGCACCCGTTTTGCTCTGCCAAAACTCTGTCGTACTCTTCCGCAGTGATGCCATAACGGTGCTTAAGGTGCGCCGCACGGCGTGATTCGCTGTTGACAGAAGGTGGCCTAATTCCGTCTGCCCATCTTTTTTTGTTGTAGTGCGATGTGCAGTACCCACGGCACTTAGCAGGCTTGTCGCATCCTTCAGCTGCGCAAGTTTCGCCTTTCCATTTTCCCCATTGACCCGGACTATTTCGTGGCCCAGGCGTAAGTTTTTCGTTCTTATCCATTTCGGTTTTCCATCTTCAAGCACGAGAAAAGGATGCCTCTCGTTTGCCCTAACTATTGTGCCTGAACTTGTCTTGATTGCATAGACGTTATCAAGACCATTGCTTGTCCAGTTTTTTACTTTTGAGGTTGAAATCTCACCGTCTTTGTATGTCGCCACTTCATCACCTGGTCGAATGTCACGCAGGTGTTTTTCTGTTGCGTCGGCCATCAGGACAGGTGTATCGCCAGTCATGCATTGAATGATGACGATGGCCCCGCCAGGCTTCAGGCGGGTGCGGAAGTCGGCCAGATACCAGTCCCAGGTGTTTTGCCGATAGGTCGGGCTGTCGGCTTCCTTGCGCGACTTCACCGGGTCGTCTATCAGCCCAATGTCAGCCCGGCGGCCGGTGATACCTGCGCCCACGCCTGCGGCCTTGTATTCGCCGCCCTGAATGGTTTCCCATTCGCCAGCAGCGCGGCTGTCGGCTGCCAGGGTCGCACCAAACACGCGTTCGCATTCAGGCGTCTTGATGATGTTGCGAATCTTGCGCCCGAAGCGTTCGGCAAAGTCGGTGCCGTAGGTGGCATGAATGATCGTCTTCTTCTTCGCGCGGTTGATCAGCCAGGCCGGGCCGTACTCCGACGAATACTTCGATTTGCCGTGCCCTGGTGGCCAAAACACCATCAGGCGCTTCAGTTCACCACTTTCGATCTTATGCAGCTGGTCGATCAGCAGCCGGTGGTGACGCGCGGGGATTAGCGCGTCGTCCATGTAGGTGACGAAACGATCCAGGCGGCGCTTGGCGAATTCAATCGCGAATTCGTCGGCTGTCGGCAGCGTGTCGGATCTTTTCAAGCTGTTCCAGTTCGTCGTCGTTCAGGCTGGCCAAGTCAACGCCGTCGTTCCTGGTTTGGATCGGTCCGCCATTCGGGCCGCTGGCCTCGATGCGCTCGACCCACAGCTTTAAATGCTTGCCCAGCAGTTCCAGGGCGCGCGGCTTATCCCACAGCTTGACCTTCTTTGTGAAGCCGACCTGCACCCGGTTTTCGCCAAAGCCTTCGAACAGTTCGTCGACCTCGACAGATGCCACAGCAGCGGCGACGTCGTCGGGCCACTTGTGCACGGGCAGCAGTCCGCCATGGGCGTCGAACAGCTTGCGCAGGTCTGAAAAGCCCAGGCGGGCCACTTCGGTGATGGTGCGGTCGGCGGTGATCTGCGTGCGCTCGCTGCGCGCTTGCATCAGCGTGCCCAGGTGCGCAATGACGGCCGGGCTTTCCAGGGTCTGCTGGGCCATTGCGCGCGCGCTCTTGGCGCTGTAGCCTGCACGCTTGGCGGCGGCCGTGCCGTTCAGGTCAACCAGATATTCTTCGCAGAAGGCCTTTTGACGGTCCGTCAGGGCTTCGCCTGGTTTTCTTTTGCTCATGGTGTGCCGATTGTCTTGCATGCGGCCACGACAGCGCGCAGCTCGACTTCGTAGCCTTCGCGGCGCTCGATTTCAGCACGCATGGCGCGTGTCAGGATGTCGACAGGGGCATCGATCTGCACCGACTCGGTGTCCATCATGGGCCGCGCGGGTTCGGCGACCTGGCAGGCCACCGGCACCGGCACGCGCACCTGGACGACGCGCTCGGTCGTGGCGCAGCCGGTCAGCAGCGCGGCCATGGTGATCAAAATGATGCGGGTCATAGCGCGCCCCTTTCTTCAATGGCGGCGGCGCATAAAAGCGGGATTGTTACGGCTAACTCGAAGTCTGCATGCACTCGCTTGTTTTTGACGGCGATTTCCTTGCAAACCTCTGCGGACGCCTTACGCTCGGCAGCAGCAACAACGACAGCAAAGCGGGTCAGTTGCTCCACAACCTTTTCATGCGACAGGCCCAGGTGAAAGCTCATGCCAGATTCCCG